TGTTTTTTATGCTACAGAAAATATTACAGGCGTTAGTCCAAGCGAGGTAGAAATTAAGAGTCAGATCCAATTTTTTAATGGAATGCACACAAGTGAAATCCAAGAAACACTTATCAAAGCAGCAGCAGATCTTATCAGTGAAGAAACACCAAACTATCAGTTTGTAGGTGGTAGGCTCATTAACTATGCATTACGTAAAGAAGTTTACAATGGCTACGAGCCATGCACAGTAAAAGAATTAGTAGAGCGCAACACAGAAAAGGGTTTTTATGATCCAGAGCTAATCACTTACTATGATGATGAGGAATGGGATACTATTAATAGTTTTGTTAAACACGAACGTGATGAAAATCTAACTTATGTTGCCATGGAGCAGTTGCGTGGTAAGTATTTGTGTCAGAACAGAGTATCAGGTGAAATATTTGAAACACCACAAATGTGCTATGTGCTGATTGCAGCAACATTGTTCCAAGGATATCCAAAAGAAACAAGGTTGCGTTGGGTAAAGGATTATTATGACGCTATTAGCCTACATGATATTAGCCTTCCTACTCCTGTTATGGCTGGAGTACGAACGCCTCAGCGGCAGTTCTCTTCATGCGTCCTTATTGAAACTGACGATAGTCTTGATAGCATCAATGCTACTAGCGCAAGTGTTGTTAAGTACGTAAGTCAAAAAGCAGGTATTGGCATCGGTGGCGGAAGTATCCGTGCTATTGGTTCACCAATACGCAAAGGTGATGCATATCACACAGGAATTATTCCATTTTATAAAATGTTCCAAGCAGCAACAAAGTCATGCAGCCAAGGTGGTGTGCGTGGCGGAGCAGCAACAATCTACTATCCTATTTGGCACTTAGAAGTAGAAGATATGTTGGTACTGAAGAACAATAAAGGCACAGAAGAAAACCGTGTGCGTCATATGGACTATGGTGTGCAGTTCAACAAGTTAATGTACGAGCGTCTTATCACAGGCGGAGATATTACATTATTCTCTCCAAGTGATGTGCCAGGGCTTTACGATGCGTTTTTTGCAGACCAAGACCGTTTCCGTGAGTTATATGAAACAGCAGAGCGCAACACAAGACTACGTAAGAAAACTATTCCAGCAGCACAATTATTTGGTGCGTTTATGGAAGAACGTAAAAACACAGGACGCATCTATTTACAGAACGTTGATAATGCAAATGATCACGGAGCATTCCTTCCAGACGTTGCACCTATAAGACAATCAAACCTATGTGCAGAAATTGACTTACCAACTAAGCCGCTAAAAGATTTGAATGATCCGGAAGGTGAAATCAGCCTATGCACACTCAGTGCTATTAACTGGGGTAATGTTAGGTCGCCTGAAGACTTTGAAAAAGCATGTACTCTTGCAGTGCGTGGACTAGATGCACTATTAAGTTATCAAGGTTATCCAATACTTGCCGCAGAACTTTCTACAAAGAAACGCCGTCCTATTGGTGTTGGTATCATTAATTTTGCATATTGGATGGCAAAGCATGATCTAACATATCAAGACATTGACACACAAGGATTAGAACTTATCGACGAGTATGCAGAAGCATGGAGTTACTATCTAATTAAAGCAAGTGCAGATTTAGCAGTAGAGCAGGGTGCCATCAGCGGCACACTAGAAACAAAGTACGGACATGGTATTACACCAAACATGACCTACAAAAAGGATTTAGATGAACTGGTTAAACACAAAGAGCGTATGGACTGGAAAGGTTTGCGTAAGCAACTAAAAGAAACAGGTATCCGTAACAGCACACTAATGGCATTGATGCCAGCAGAAACAAGTGCGCAGATTGCAAATGCTACAAACGGTATTGAACCACCACGTAGCCTTATCAGTGTAAAGCAATCAAAGCATGGTGTACTAAAACAAGTCGTACCAGAATACAAAAGATTAAAAAACAAATATGATCTGCTATGGGATCAACGTAGCCCAGAAGGTTATATTAAAATTATGGCAGTGCTACAAAAATATATTGACCAAGGCATCAGCGTAAACACAAGTTACAATCCAATCTACTTTGAAGATGAAAAGATTCCTATGAGCTTGATGTTACAGCATATGTTGATGTTCTACAAGTACGGTGGTAAACAGTTGTACTACTTTAACACACATGACGGACAAGGCGAACTAGATGTTAGCAAACTTGTTGGTGAAGCAGAAGAACCACAAACAAACGGCTATCACATTGAGGATGATGAGGAATGTGAAAGTTGCGTAATTTAAGATTGACAAACGGACCAGATCCGATTATAATTTAAGACATACAGAGAGAGGAATAATATGAGCGTTTTTGACGTAGAAAATCGTGCCAACCATACAGAAGTATTGGCGTTCTTGGATCCAACAGGTGGTCCTACAATACAGCGTTATGATACGCTGAAGTATAAAAGTTTTGATAGTTTAACAGATAAACAGCTAGGATTCTTTTGGCGTCCTGAAGAAGTAGACATCTATAAGGATGCAAAAGACTTCAAAGGTTTGACTGATCATGAGCAGCATATCTTTACAAGTAATCTCAAGCGTCAGATCCTATTGGATAGTGTGCAAGGGCGAGCACCAGTAGAAGCATTTGGTCCTGTGGTAAGTTTGCCAGAACTAGAGAACTGGATCCAAACTTGGACGTTTAGTGAAACTATCCATAGCCGCAGTTATACTCATATTATTCGCAACGTGTACAGCAACCCAAGTAAAATCTTTGACGAGATGTTGGACATTGAAGAGATTGTAGATTGTGCAGGAGACATCTCAAAGTATTACGATGATTTAATTGAACAAGCAGGCTACTATAATTTGTTAGGTGCAGGAACCCACACAGTGAATGGTAAAAAAGTTAATGTTGATTTATACGAACTCAAGAAAAACATTTGGCTTACACTTATGAGCGTGAACATTCTTGAAGGTGTGCGTTTCTACGTATCGTTTGCTTGCTCATGGGCATTTGCAGAGCTAAAGAAAATGGAAGGCAATGCAAAGATTATCAAACTAATCGCACGTGATGAAAACTTGCACCTAGCAAGTACACAGATGTTGCTAAAAGTTTTACAAAAAGATGATCCAGACTTTGCCAAAATTGCAAAAGAAACTGAACAAGAATGTTTGCAAATGTTTGTAGACGCAGCAGATCAAGAAAAGGCTTGGGCAGAGTATTTGTTTAAAGACGGCAGCATGATTGGTTTGAATACTCAGTTGCTAGGAGATTATGTTGAGTGGATTGCTACACGTAGAATGACAAACGTAGGCCTTAAGAGTCCTTACAACGTAAAGAGCAATCCGTTGCCTTGGACACAGAAATGGATCTCAGGTGCAGACGTACAAGTGGCTCCACAAGAAACAGAAATTACATCATATGTATCAGGTGGTACAAAACAGGATGTAAGCACAGACACATTTAAAGGATTCTCACTATGATACACATTTGGGGTAAACCAGCTTGTCCATCATGCACAAAAGCAAAAATGCTATGCGAACAGCGTGGCTATCAGTTTGAATATTTAGAAATGGGCAAAGACTTCACAAGAGAAGCAGTTCTTGCAGAGTTTCCGGAGGCACGTACATTTCCACAGATTGTAGTTGGCGGTCAAAAAGTCGGCGGCTTTGAACAGTTTGTAAAATACATTGAAGACACTAACTATACAGGAACAGGACACACATTATAATGTTAATTGAAGCACCATATAAACAAAATGATACAATTACTTTTCGCACAAGCGCCGGAGAAGAAATTGTTGCTCGTTTTGTAGAAGAAAATGACAAAACATTAACCGTAACAAAACCTATGGCACTAATGGCTCAAAATGGAGGTTTTGGTTTAGGCCCTTGGTTACTAACAGCAGATCCTGCCCAAAAAATTGCGGTAAATAAAAGTGTAGTGCAATTTGTTGTAAAGACACAAGCAGAAATGGCAAGTCAGTACATTCAAGCAACTACAGGTATTGCAGTTTAGGAGATAACATGCCTGGTGTAGTTAGGGCAGAAGTAGACAAGCACATAGGACATGCTAGTCCTACACCTAACCCCTTCCACCAGTTTAGCTATACTTCATCACAGAACACAGTTTTTTGTAATGACAAACCTGTTGTT